TCACATAGATCTCCTATGACACGATTTCCCAATGCAATTCCTCCATCTACACCGACTGCTTTACAGGGACAACGTTTATAATCATGACGATGCTTACTTTCAATGACAGTTTTGCATTTTTTACAGTAGATCGCGTGACAGGTTTGTGAATATCGAATTCCGTTATGAATAAGAGAAGGCATGACTACCCTATTTTATCAGAAAAATTGCATCAATTTTATAGTGTACATGGTATGGTTCCAAATTGCAATGTTTTATCATATTGGATGTAATCTACAACATAACCAAGAATGCTACTTAGCCCTGTACGTTGATAACCAATGGATGGATTGGTAATGTACCAGTTGGATAAAGGCATGATTTTTTTCCAATATCGGTCAATCGCATACGTAGAATGATTGCTAGGATCAAGACACAATTGTTCACATCCTTCCGTAAAATGATGCAAGAGTGTCTGGTAAAAATGTTGATTAACGATGAAGCAGGAAGAAGTGGACATATCCCATACCTTTTGAATGTATGGGATAGAAATATCGGTACAATTTTGAAAATATCCTCGACTACAATGTAGTACATCCCACGAATTCGCTGGAAAGCTCTCCAAGAAATGATGTACCACCTTATCCACAAATTCTGTATCATTGATAAAATGAAAATCATCTTCCAAGACCATGTAATTTTTCCAATTATTTTTCATTTCCATGGTAAGAACTTCGATATGGCTCTTTGAACATCCAATGGCACCCTCATCGTGATAAATAGCTGGAAATCGGATAATTTTATCCTCGGGAATTTGTAATCGTTTGCATTCTTCTATGATTTCTTTCTTGCGATCTTCACGATTGTCAAGATTAATATAAATGATTTTGTCAATATGCTCAAAAAATCGTACCATATAGGATGATAAAGTAGTAATCTTTTAAATGAGATATTTGTATTCCATTTATAATACATTTCGATTTCCTTTTACAAAGACAAGTTGATATTCATTCCACAATTTATTTCTAAATTGTGCCCACATAATATCTTCTAAATAGGTAATATTGTATTCTTCAGGTCGTTTATTTTTGAAAGTGAAATCAACATCTTTGTAATGAGGTAATAATGAACCAATGTTCCAATTGTTTTGAATGATTTTAGTAGACATTAATATTTCCTTATTTGCAACAGCTTCACCCCATGTATGTACAGCATTTGTCATGCTAAATATGTCACATTGTATTAAATAGCGCAGTGTATCTTTATCTATGGAAAAAATGTAGGATTGAACATGTGGTCTGTGTAATGGTTCAGCACATGTATTAATGGTACTTCCAAATAATTTTACATTATTTTGTAATCCATCAATATAAATATCTGTCCATTTTCCTTTATAATAAGATGGAATAAATGGTCCAATGACAGACGAATTGACAAAAATAAAATAATCATACTTTTCATATAAATGATTTGTTAATAGCGCTTCACTCCATCCTCCAAAATCATAACCAACATTATCTCTTCTACATATCTTTACATAATCTGGAACAGTAAATACCGTATCTTTGCTATTTGATATCATCATAAAATCAACATGTTCATCATAAAAAATACAATGATCAATAAAATGTTGTACTCTCTCATGATAGGTATGAAATACATATAAAACAAGCAATTTAGGCATGATATACTATATACATAAAGTATATCATATTGTAATTATAATCGCGTGTTACCGTATAAAAGATTATAGAATATTCTATTCATATTTTCCCTCCTTCTTGAGCTTTGATGCCTTCACCATCGCATCTCGAAAGGTTGCATGTGGATTAGAACGCTTCATTTCCATGTAGGTCTTCTTCACAAACTGTGGCCATGATGGGGCACCATGCTTACCCTTGTGAGTGTGACGACGTGAATGTGACTTGCGCTTTGTTCCGCGATGCTTGCGACGACCTCCCTCTTTCTTCGAACTCTTTCTTGATGCCATTTCTATTCTATCGATCTATTTTTATAAAATGGAAAGAGAGTCTTACCTAAAGATTTTCGTCAATAGAATAAATAGTGAAACATGACAGATTTATCTAGTTTTGTAAAGGAATTGAATGAAATTATTAATCAACCGTTAATGCCGGAACCGGTGGCAAACGCATCCGTGCAGCCGATTGCACAACCTATTTCATCCGAAAAGAAAGTAAAAATCCTACTCGTATCGACCCATGTGAATCAAGTCAATGGATACAGTAAAGTGATGTATCATATCATCAAACAATTGACTCAACCATGGATTCAACTCGTTCATTTTGCGACACAGAAGCTATCAGGTGTAGACATCGGGCGTCCTTATCCAAAAGGCGTCAAAGTGATTGATGCAACAGCTCTGGATAAAGAGAAACAGCCAGGATTTGCACTGTCTGAACTACCTAGTACGATTCTTTCGGAAAAGCCAGATGTCGTCTTCATTTACAATGATTTATCTATCATTTGTGCCTACATTGAAGAAATCCGCAAAGTGATTTCACGACGTACCTTTAAGATTTGGGCGTATGTGGACATGACCTATGCTGCCCCGCCACAAGGAACCATTGATATTTTAAACCGTGATGTGGAGCGTATCTTTTGCTTTACCAAATCATGGAAAGATTCGATTACATCACAAGGCATCACTCGTCCCGTGGATGTGATGAATCACGGTGTCGATTCTACTATGTTTCGTTCCATTCCAAAAGATCTTGCTCGGCAGACACTCGGACTCCCTAAGGATATCTTTCTCTTTACGTCATTAAATCGTAATATTCCTCGAAAGCGTCTTGACTTATTGGTGATGTCATTTGTTACACTGATTGTTCGATTTCCCACCAAGCCTATTTTTCTTCTTCTCGTAGCGGACAAGGGCGATCGCGGTGGCTTTCAGCTCTTTGATATTTTTGCTCGTGAATTGAAACAGCATCACGCTACCGTAGACATGTTTGGAAATCGTCTGATGCTGACTTCAAAAGATACGTGTTTTCGTGATGAAGATATCAATATGTTGTACAATTGCGGCGATGCAGGTATTTCTTGTGCAGAGGGAGAAGGATTTGGTCTATGTACCTTTGAGCAGATGTCGGTTGGTGTTCCACAAATTGTTCCTGACATCAATGGATATACCGAATATTGTACGCCAGAAAATTCTCTCCTTGTTAAGCCCTCGATGCGTTATTACATTCCGCAGGTCTATCATTCGGTGCCAGGGGAAGCACAAATGGTAGATCCTGAGGTGGTGGCGAAAACGATGGAACGTTATGTCTTTGATGAAGCCCTACGAAAACAGCATGGGAAATTGGGTAAGGAGAAGGCGTCCAGTTATACGTGGGAGAAGTGTGTTGCAATTATGATAAAGAGACTGCGTGCACTTCAAGAAGAAGAGGATTGAGCACGTAGCCATAAAAATTCATGTCCTTCTGGAATGACATCCATCGTATCAATTCGTAAAGATGGTTGTAACCATTGTGGGATGGAGGACCATATTTGAAGTTGTATATTGGAGGATTCTTTGAATCCGTAGAGGGCGATGGCTTTATTGAGTAATTCTGGTCCCGATCTTGCTTTAATAAGGCGATACCTATTTAAAGAAGGATCTTCAGAAAGAATATTATCTAATTTAATATAATAACTACGCTCTTCTTTCTCAGTATTCATGGTATCTATTGTAGAATAGGTAAGTTAGCAACAACGAATCGCTTGAACAGAAACTCGATGCGGACATAGGGCATCGTGAGCCGAATGATATCGTCTATGACTTAGTCCCATAATGTATCCAGGATAAGGAGTCATATCGGGAGTGGTCTGAATCCATCGTCGGAAGCCCAGTTTTTCATACAGGCGTATGGCGGATGTATTAATAACATCGACAATGAGCCAACAGGTAAATTGGTTCGTTTGTTGAAAAATGGAGACAAGTGTCTCTTTCAACAATCGGGAGCCACACCCGCGACCTTGACAGGCAGGAGAAATTCCTACGAATGCTAATTCGTAACAATTGGGTATCGAACCCATAAAACTATAATATACGTTAGTCATTTTCTTACAGACTAATGTAAATCCTAGTATTTCTTTATCCTCTATGACGAAGGATAGTTCAGGAATGCATAGATGTAACGCCTTTTGAAGGAGCGGAATCTCATCCGCCTCTCGAAAGAGGGTTCGTCCTAGCATTTCAATCGCAGGTTTATCGGTCGGTTTCATGTTTCGTAGCATTGTGAATCATTCATACTAAAGGATCCGATTTTAATTTATCGTATAATCATGCCACTTCTTTACGAAATACATCATCGTGTTCTTCATATTATCTATCGTACATTACATGATATCACAGATACTATCTATACCATCGCAAACGCCTATGAAGGTGCTATTCCAGGTCGAATTGGATTCAATTTTCCCATGAAATTCGTGAGGAAACTTCATCCTACATCAGATATCGCAAAGTATGATGCAGATTATGTGATCATTTATAAAAAAGGGGACATTGCGACAAAGCGTCATGAAGTACAACATGCCAAATATGATATGGATCCTGTCTTTAAAAAAGACGTTCAGACATTATGGGATTCATTCTCGGTACAAATGCAGGAGAAAGTTCGTTCTACCTTACGAAGGATGAATTATCCCCATTCCCTTTTATTAGACGAATTCCAAGCGTATTATTTTACTGAAAAGAAGAATTTCTTTGAATCGTGAGTCCGGTTTCATGTATTTTTATATGAAATTAACTTCCTATCACAGAATAGAGCATACCATGGGTAATGTAGTAGATAAGATAAAAAGCGCCATGGATACACAATCAAAAAGAGAAACTATTTTTATTTTTCTGTTAATTTTCATATTATTGGTTCTCTATATTTATTACCGAACAGCAAGTAATACCCCTGTTCTACCAAGTGGAAGAAATACTACGATAGATGTTCAACAATCTACATTAGCAACGCTCTATGCAGGCATGAAAGGTTCAAAACAACCAATCGTTACTTCAGATGAATATAGAAAAACGACATATAAATCACTCGTTAATTTTTATGCTCTCGCTTGTCGCTATACAGGATACATTGGTCCCATTGAAGACGGATTTTTTTCAGTCGATACATCGGTACAAATGGCGGTAGATGCGGGTTGTCGCGTCTTTGTTCTTGACATTGATTATATCGATAAACAATGCAATTCATCTACTTATCTTCCTCGTATTGTGGTACGTGATAGTAAGGGACGAATGATGATCCAATATAATGATAATTATCAACTCAACAATCCCACAGGCGAAATTCGTCAAGTATGTGAAGCGATTCAAAACAAAGCATTTGGCGATTGTCAAAATGCAGCGGATCCTGTCATTATTATTCTACATTTTCTACGAACTCCTCCAGGTGGCATAAAATCACTACCCATTCTCACATACTATTCATTGGTCGCCAAAGCACTCGCCCCATTTCGTAATCGACTTCTTGGCAATGAACCAAATAGTGGCACCTTTTATCGGCAATCTCAAGAAAGTATTCTTCTTATTAATCCAATTGATATGTATGGTGGTAAAGTACTTATTTTCAGTAATGCAGATACATCAGGTTTTCGTAATTCAACTGTACCCTTTGAACCCTATGATGATTTGGATTTTCTAGTCAATTTACGATTAATAAAAAGTGATAAAAAGAATGTAGCAAGTTTTGGTGTCATGGAATCGACTGATTATTTTATGACCCTTCCTGAAGCGGATAAGAGTGACGCCATTCAACAAACAAAGCTAAAATGGACCATATGTCTCTCTCCCAATCCTTCCCTTCCTGTCACGAAAGATGTATATGATGTTCTCACACAAAAATATGGCGTGCAGTGTATTCCTGCCCATCTATTTGATACAGAAGCAAGTTCCTTTTTATTTACAGATGATCTCTTTAAAACATATGGATTCCGAAACAAACCATGCAACGATCCCGCTGATACCGATAAATGTCTATGTTATATTCCACCTGTTCAAATCATAACAGGACCTGTTAGCCCATTAACAAACGCGAATCAAGGTAAATTAAGAATGCCAGTCGCTCCACCCTCCATATAACGTATTGTCAACGCATTGTTAACGCATTATCAACGCGCCTATAAAATTTGAAATAGAATATCTGCGCCAATAGAGTGATCATGTCTTCTACTCCTTTTACACGTCAAGCATTTCATGTACTTCTTCATAACTACACCACTCCCGAGTCTCTTCTTCAACAAATGGTAGATTCTCCTAACACCATCATTACCTACGTGGATGCTAATGAAGAAACATGGTCATTCATCGCTCGTCGCCGTTGCCGACTCTTTCTCCTTGCCAAAACAGCCGAAATGAAGAAATACGAAGACATCTATTGCAGTGCTACTCTTTAAAATTGAATACGCTTTACAATATAATCAACCATCCCCTCTAATGTAAACCAATGTCTATTTTTCTTTAGCGCTAATACCATGTTTTCATACATTTCCGTTGAAATGGATGAAAGGATATCATGCAGACGAGGCACATCATTTTTAGAAATAGAAATGGAAAAGGTAGAATAGTCCAGTATTTCCCGATATGGTAACCATTCGATGTCATCCCATACATACACTGGAATCGTATCGAGCAACATCGCTTCAAAAAAACGAAACGAACTACGTCCATAACCACGAGGCGCCAAACAAAATTTGGATTGTAGGGTTTGCTCAATGAAAAGTGTAGCATCCTGCTCCTTTACGGAAGAAGACCATACTTTTTTCCCATTCCATACAATGTCCTTTTGAAGCGTACGAAACATCTCTTCTCGTAGGGGGTGTGTATACGTTCCAACAAAAGAAGCGAGTTGCGTTTTTGGACAACGTGGTTCTGACAAAAGACGCTCACTTGTATCTTCATAAATCAGTGGTAAGGGAATGGTTCCTGTGCATGCCCCAAAAATGACGGTATTCTTTGGAATCTTTAATTGCGGACCATCATCGTGCTGAACAATGGTCATGTATTGAGTATTTGGTGGAAAGGTAGAGAGAGCGTGATCCAAAATGATTTGATACTTTGCTTTCATGGAGGCGAACCCTGGATGATTTTGAAGATTCGTCCAAAAGATGGGAAGATAGACCATATCGGTTTGGATATCATCCTTTTTTGATTGTAACATGTCATAGCAATATTCTTCGAGATATCGCCCTTTCTTAAAAGGAGGATAGACATGAGATGTGGCAATACGAAATTGTTTTCCGATATCAAGAATGCGAAGGGGCATCTTCTTTTATATCATGTTTATTCTTTAGTATGCGAGTATGTGGGAAATGCGAGTATGCGAGTAACTCTTTCTATCTCGTCTTACTAGATGGAAGCCGATATTGAACAGACGCATATTTCATCAACCTATTTTGATAAAAAACAATTTCAAAAGCAACTCGCTATTATTACACAAGCTTCCGAACTCGCCCAACGAAAAACAGATTATGCCTCCGCACATGATGACCATATTTTGCGCGCCATTGAGGTGGTAGAAGAATTCTTACGAAAGAAACACCGTCTTTGCTATGGAGGTCAAGCCATCAATGCCCATTTGCCAGCCAAATACAAATTCTATGATCCTGAATATTCCATACCCGATTACGATTTCTTCACTCCTTCTCCCGAAGCCGATATTACACTCATCATTAAAGATCTGAAGAAGGCTGGATTTACTGATATTGCGGCTCGTGAAGGAATGCATGAAGGTACGATGAAGATTTATGTGGAATACATTCCTGTAGCAGACATCACGGAGATTGACCCAAAATTATATCGTATTTTATCAAAACGGGAATATCGCAATGATGGAATCTCCTACTTGGATGTGAATACTCTTCGTATGTTGATGTATTTGGAACTCAGTCGCCCTCGTGGCGAAGTACGACGATGGGAAAAAGTCTTTGAACGTCTAATGTTATTGAACGAATTTTCTCCTATTAAAAAATGTATCAAAAAACGATATTTGTTTAAAAATGGATTGACAAAAGAGCAAGCCGATAGTACGTTTGATTTTATTATCAAACAAAAACGAGTGTTTGCAGGCGCAGATCTGGCGTCGTATTATCGTGGTGGAGGACACAATCATAACACACGTACCGAATGGATTCTTACCAGTAGAAAACCAATTCTCTTTTATTCTTCTACACCAAAGGAGGATGCCAATTATTTAGTATCGGAATTCAAAAAATCTTCTGATCATAAACCATTTACTGTAAAGACCTATTCCTCCAAAGGAATTGATATGATTCCTACCATGTATATCGTATGTCATGGTAAAGATACACTTATTTTTATTATTAATGAATCACAATGTCATTCTTACATTAATATGTTGATTGACGACAATACGATGATGAGAATTGCTTCCATGGATACACTTATTGCCTTATATTTTAGTCTAGGACTTATTACATCATCTTTTTTTGATATGGGTGCAATGGAATGTCTCGCTAATGAATTGGTTCATATTAATATCAATGCACGTAATAAACCTGAAGATTTTAATTTTCCATTTATTTCTATTAAATGTTCAGGACGTCAAACATCACTTCCTTCATTGATTCGTGCAAAAGTGCAGAGAATTACGCAAAAAAGGGAGAAGCTCAAGATGTTAATCAATCTATCACAAGCACAGCAAGTACAGCAAGTACAGAAGGCACAGCAAGCAAAACAAGCACAGCAAACAAGAAAAGCAAGGCAATAACACCCGTCATATAACCGTTTTTTATAATGGAGTTATCCTAACGCGCTAACGCACCACTGATACTATTCAATAACGTACCAAGTGCCATGATCTGTCCGTTGTTTTTTTCATTCGCTGCATATTGTGCTGGATTATTTCTCTTCATATCCTCTAATTTAGATAGACCAAGTGGTTTTATAAAATGCGAAAGAGAATCATCGTTATTCGTTAGATTGAATTGATTGAGGAGGGTGCCATTTTTTGCCTGTGCTTCTACTTCCTTTGATTTTTCAATCAATTCCTGATTCTTTTTTGCCTCCGATTGAACGATGACATTGTTATTGATGTTGTCTAATTTATCTTCTAATGCTTTTCTCTTCTCTTTCTCTTTTTTAGCCTGTTGCTCATTTTGTGCGGCTGCAATCTTAGAAAGAACTTCAGGATCACTCATGCATTTTGTATATTCTGCACAATTATCAAACCCTTCTTTATTTTGACTATTAAACCCTTCAGGTGATTTCATAGCATCCATTTGTTTATGAGCATCCGATAAGCTTTTATTCATCCATTGAAGTGCATTCTGATAGGCAGAAGGGTCTAATGAACGCTGTGATAATTCAGTAATAAGCGCAGAATCAAGTATAGATGGCAATGCATCGGTAAGCGGCGGAAATGGTTTGTTAAGAGTCTTTTCTAAATTCTGTATATAGGTATTTATTTCGATACGTGTGGGTGTGGTAAAGGATGCGGATAGTGAACCAACTTGACTTGGATCAGTTAATGCCTTGATAGGTGTGTCTAATCCAATGGATGTTACAATGGCTTTCTCCCAATTGATTAAAAATGGGTTATAAAATGCAACAAATTTACTATATTTATCTATTAATTCAGGTTCAATTGGATCTTCAAATCCTTCTGTTTGTCTTATAAGATATAATATAATACAGAGTATACCTATGATAATAAGTATCTTCATCCTATCTATTTACTATATTATTAACCCGGGTTATAATGTAAACTACACATAAGACATGGACTGCCATAAGAAGAATTGTCCCCCCAATTATTGTGATAAAATAAATATTTATAAGAGTTGTCTTTTCATTCCGTTACCCATACGTCCCCATCACTATCCTCGCCCCTACTGTCCGAAACCTCCTCCGCCTCCTTGCCCTCCTATTTGCCCTTGTCCACCTTGCCCTCCTTGTC